GCCAGGCGCGCCGGGCGTGGCTGGGTCTTGTTGCTTGGTGGGGCGAGGCAGAGTGATCAGGCGCCGTTCGCGCTCATCCCAATCGGATTTGCTGAGCCGGTGCAACCGCAGCTCCGGATGGTGCGCAGCGGCGTAGCCGTACACCCAGGTGTCGAGCGGCTCGTTGCGCTTGAAGCGCTTGTCGAAGCGGTTCTTCTTCGGGTCGTAGACCTCGGATGTGATGCCCTGGAAGAAGTCTTCCGGCAGGTCATCGCTGAAGTGGACCTTGCGCAGCTCGGCGGGCTTTTCGGCGTCGGTGCCGAGCCAGGCGTAGAGCTGGTGCTTGGCGTTGACGGTGCCCACCTTCCACAGCTTCACGCCGCGGCGATCGAGCTGGCCGCGCCAGTTGATATCCGCCAGGCTGGGCTTGCCGATGATCGGGGCGTTGTTGTTGGTGGCGCCGAAGACCGCCATGGGGCGGCGCACCTTGTGGTCTCGCACGAAGGCCTTGACGGCTTCCGTGCGATGGCCGGCGATGTCGAATGCCGCGGCCTCCACGCGCAGGGTGCCGCCCAGCGCGTGATNNGGCATCGTCGGCCGGGTCGCCCGGGAGTTCCACGTAGTCCAGGGTCCAGCACGCCATGCCGCGGCCCCAGCCGATGATGTGCACGGGCACGCGGTCATCCTGCGTGTCGCAACCGGCGGTAATGGCCAGCACCTGGGCGGGCGCCTGCCGCAGGCGGTAGGGCTCCGCGCGATCGCGGATGATGTTGTGCTTGACCTGGCGCATGGCCGGGTCTTCCCA